ATCTAGTGTATCTACATAATCAGCCATTAATCTAGTTCCTTCTATTTCCCTATCACTCATCCATTTTGGATCAAAATGTTCTACTTTAAATTCATCTCTATCTGGTGATTCTATACCATCTTCAATTAATCCTTCCTCTATTTTATTAGCAACACCTTTTCGTAAACCAGGGACATTTCTCATGTATTTTGTTGGATTATCACTGTGATATAAACGCGATCTATTACCTCTTAATCTTCTTTGAATTGTTTTTGCCTTTCTATTTTTTTTTCTAACATTTTTTAAACGATTAACTGTATTAAATAATCCCAAATAATGTTTTATCTTTTCATATTTCCGAATAATATATGGCTCAATATCATCAAAAGGTTCTCCATTTTCATCATAATACACGTCACTTTTTTGTAACCATTTATTATAAATTTTTGGGCTACTTTTTGCTCCATTTATGACTAAAAATCTTATAATTTCATCCATCATAGGATATAAATCAAACTCATAATCCCCTTCAATAAGCCATAAATCAATGTAAAACTCTAACATAGATATACCCTTATTAAGTGGAACTATATTATTATTATATTGGTCAATTACTATATCGGTGTCTATTATGAATTCATCTGTATTAAATCCATAATTTAAATAACTATCAATATCAATATTCCATCGATTTAAATCGTCTATTTCAAGTATAATATCCATTATATTATGTACGTCACTGTTAAATTCTAATAAAGAAAATAATTTTTCAGCCAAATTTTGTTGTGTTGTCATTCGTATTTAATTATACTAATATTATTTTATTCCAGTATAAAGATTTAACAAATTTAATAACAACTTCATCTATTATATTTTCATCAATATCTATTTCTCTTAATCTATTTTGTAAATCTTGAATTATACCCATAAATATTATACGAAATTCATTTAATCCCTTATTTATTAGTATTTCTATAAAATTAAATAAAATAACAGAATATAATATTACTCGAGGATCATCGCTATTATGTATATAACATTGATCTATTCCATTTGATAATATTTTTTTAAATACATCTAGTATTATATTTCTAACTTGTAATGAAAAATTATAATAATCTGATTCCATTATAACTTTTTCCATATTAGTTGCAAATAACATATTAGTTTTATCACCCATAATACATTCTTTATCAATACATCTTTGTCTATATCTTTCTAGAGCATATGTTACATGTATTTGTAAGCCTATATTTGGCCTTTCATCATATTCTTCTTTAACAAAATTAAAAAAATTATTTATTACAATTGCTTTTGAACATTTTTTAACATGTTTTTTGACAATTGGATCTAACATAGATCGTCTATTAGCTAGTGTATAATTTTTTAATTCTAAACATGATTTTAAAGAATATTTATCATTATTTGTCGCTAACTGTCTAATAAATTCATCATATGCATCATTATCATCAATTATATCTTTAAAAGCTCCTTGACTTGGTAATTTATCTGTATATTGTATAGAAGCAGGAGCACTACTATGTCTTCTATTTAATGTTCCTCCTTTTTTCTTTAAAGTTTTTTTAAAACATCTTTTATAGCATTTATCATAACATTTGTTATTTTTTTCTAATTGTTTCATATCATATTTCATATTCTTCTTTTTAACGCGTTGTCTTTTACATTTACATTTTTCTAAACATTTTAATTTATATGTTAAATCTTTTTTCTTTCCACCTCTTTTTATTCTTTTAGTTGGTTGTTCTATATCATATGAATCATTACAATTTTGTATTGCTTCAATTAGTTTATCGCGTTCTTTTTTAAAATTATATAAATCTCCATTATATTTATCTATTGATAATTTATTCATATCATTTTCTATACTATTTAACCGATATTGTATCATTTTGATTATTTTATCTGATATTCTTTTTGATTCTTCTAATAATTGTAGATCTGTTAAATCTCCATCTGGTTCACCTACATTATCTAAGTAATTATTTATTAATTCATCTAAATCATTTATATTATTTTCTTCTGTTTGTAAATATGTAAAAACATAATCTTGAAAACCTTCTTCTTTTTTTAAATTCTTCAAAACATCTATAAAAAATTGTGAATTTCTTTTAAAAGTTTCTCTATGTATTTGTTTATCATTACATACCTGTATATGTTCTTCAGTTTTATTTATATTTGAATAAACACTAGATAATTCTCTTTTATATCCTGTAATAATATTACTATTATTACATTCAAACCACTCTGGAAAATTAATCTTAATATTATTTAAATTAATAGGATTTATATATAAACACGATGAAATATATATTTTAACTACAACACCCTTTTCAAATAATTCATTATATATTATTTTTAATATATCATTTAATTTAATTTCATCTTGTTCAATATCATCTATTTTAAATTTGTCTAAACTAACATAATTACCATTACAATATAATGGAACACCATCATCTTTATATAAAGCAAATCCACTAACAAAATCATCATTAAATGATAATAACATATCTGGAACCATAGAAGTTTTACATCCCATTACAGTAGTATCTACAATTCCATTATCATTGTATATTATACTCATATTTTCATGGAAATCTCTTCTACCAATAAAACTACTACATTGAAGGGTTCCATTTATAGTTTGTGTATCTAGAGTATTACATCTTGTTAGTACAGTTGATCCAACATTTCCACGGAAATAAATTTCAAATGTTACATCTCTTTCTGAAGTAGGAACTTTTATTAATTCATCATATAATGGTATATTAATAAATTCTCCATGAGAACTAATTCTAACAATATCAAAGTTATTACTTTTTTCCATATATATATATTATATAATTTATTAATTATCTATAATAAGGATCATCTTCACTTATTAAATTATCTTTATCATCTATTTCACCATTGTATGGATCTTTATAATCACATATTGAAAATATAAACTCATTAAATGGATAACTAGAGTCATTTGTATTATTAAATAATTTCATATTATAACCAGTTAATATTAATTTAAATTGTAAATAAATATCTATAATTTCATCATTATATGTACTTGAAAAATGTTCAAAATAATCAATAATATTATCATCTATTTTATAATTATATTTTGTATGTGGTGTAATATATTCAGAATATATAAATAAATTAAAATATTTATGATATGTTTCATCATCTATAAATCTATCAAGATCATGATTATTATCTATCCATTTTAATAATGAATTACTTAAAAAAAGTAATATATCTTTATACATATAATCAGTGTGTTTAATTTTTTTATTTAATAATTTAGCAATATTTATTTTTGGATTATTATTTATATATATATAATTTTCTATTTTACTCATTATTATTAAAATAAAGATAAATTTGATAATATATAAACACATTAATAATAATATATTATAAATTATTACAATGAAAATTGCAATTACTGGAAAAATGTGTTCAGGTAAATCATTTATAGGAAATATGATATGTCAATTAGATAATTCGTATAATACTTATTCATATGGTCAAAAAATAAAAGATATAGCTGTAGATTTATTTAATATGAGAAACAAAAATAGATCATTATTAATTCAAATAGCTAAAGATATGAAAAGTATAGATCCAGATGTATGGGGAAATTATATTATGAAAAAAATACAATATAAAAATAATGTTGTTATAGATGATTTAAGATTTCAAAATGAAGTAGATTTATTAACATCAGATTGGATAATTATTAGATTAACCATTGGATACACTGAACAAAGAAAAAGATTAGAAAAACTATATCCAGATAATCTTGAAGATCATATTAAAAATACTAAAGATATATCAGAAAATAGCAATTTAAATTTAGAAAGATTTAGAATTATAGATATAAATACAGAAAAAGAAACATATGAAGAAATTAGATTAAAATTATATTTACTATTAACAAAAAGATAAATTTGAAAAAAATATATAAAGTTATTTTTTAACAAATAAATATAAAATGAATCAAGTAAAATTACAAATAAAAGTTGTAAGTGATGAAATCAATGATGAATCTCATATAAATAGATATATAAATCATTCTCATTATCATGATGGCGATAGTGGAATTGATTTATATTGTCCCGATACAATTACAATAGAAGCAGGTGAAACAAAATTTATTGATTTAAAAATTCAATGTCAAATGTTAAAATATTTTCATGAAAATGATGTAGCAGTATCATATTATTTATATATGAGATCATCGGGTGCTAGAACACCATTGAGGTTAGCAAATTCTGTTGGAATTATTGACGCTGGTTATAGAGGGAATATTATAGCTGCCGTAGATAATATTAAAAATGAAAATTATACAATTGAGGCTGGAACAAGATTATTTCAAATATGCTCTGGTGATTTATCTCCGATGAAAATGGAGATTGTAAATAATTTACCAGAAACTTCTAGAGGTAGTGGTGGATTTGGATCAACAAATAATACAGAACCAGAACCAGAACCAGAACCAGATAATTTTATTCATAGTAGAGGACATTATCATGGACATGGACATGGACATGATAATAATAGACATGGGCATGGACATGGACATGGACCAAATGGTGAATGTTTATAAAATTGTTATAAATTAATTATTTTTTTATGTATAATTAAATATGAATGAAAAATATGTGATTCATGATACAAGAATAACAGATGATTTTTTAAAAAAATCATTTTCGGGATATAAAAAAACAGATGTAATGAATGTATTATTAAAAAGTATAGAAACAAAAAAAATAGAAAATACATGTAATTGGATAACCGAATGTTTATGTTCAGGATATGTTGAATCGTGTTGGGAAAAGATATTATTGTATTCTTCATCTATTATTTCAATAAATAATCCTTTATTGCCATTTTATTTATATAAAAAAAATATATTATTTTATAATATTTATGATAATATTGATCATAAAAAAGATAATAATGAAGTTATTAATTTAAGAAATGATCAAATTATAAGGAATTTATTTTTTTCAATAGCAACAATATTATCATTATCATCAAAAACAAAGAGATATAATAAATATCCTAAAATTAAAAAAGAAGATTTTAATTTTAATAATATATCATTAAGATTATCAGCCAATGCTAATTTATTACCAAATAATTTTATACATTTTAATGAACCAGAAGAATTAAAAATAATAATAAATGAAATATATTATCATTTAAAAAATAAAAATGGTTATGATAAATGTATATACTGGATAATATGGATATTAGAGTGGGAAAAAAAGATTAAAAAAAATAAAGGTCCATGGAATATAGATAATAGACAAATTGATGTAGATGAAAAATATAGGGGAGATTTAATATGGATTATATGGGAAATAGTTTTAATTGAATCAAAAAATAGAGATATAAAAATACAAAAACAAGTTAAATCATTATTTGAATTATATATACATAATTTTAAAATTGGAAAAAAAAATAAAAGATTACCATATTTATTTAATTCTGTGGTTTATTTGATGCATAATATTAATTTTAATATAGAAATGATACCAAATTTAGATATATATATACAATCACAAATAAATAATAATAAGTTATTTGAATTAAAAAAAATATATGAAGTAAAACCAATAGTTAAAAAAAAATTAAAAATAAATAAAAAAAAAAATAAAAATGAAGATGAGTGTGATGACATCTTTAAAAATAAATTAGATTTATTTAATAATTTATCATTTTAAAATTATTTATTATCATATATATATATATATTTATTAGTAATA